CATCTTGCCTAAGTGTTCAAAGCCTTTTCCTAAATCGGCGGCTTTCACTGGCTCATAACCCAACGCGATGCGTTTGTCGATTGAATCATACTGGTTTGTCGTTGACAGCCAGCAGAGGTGCATACCGGGCACTAAACCGCCCGGTACATCCGGCAGTGCGTTGTTGGACCATTTGTCCCGAAAGGCCTCCAGCCTTTCACGCTTCACTGCTTCATCTGGCGAGGACATTTCATTCCGCGCCTTGATTTCTTCTACGCGCCCTTGAAGGCGCTCGTCTAAATCTCGTGTAATTCTATTGTTAGCCATGTCTTACCCCTTATTTCGTTACTCGGTTCTTACGGTCAAAATCTGCGTAGCTTCGGATCGCTTTAGCACGCTTGGATGGGTCATCCCACATTCCTGCGTCCTTGAGCGCCTGCACGCGGTCTCGGCTCAGTGTGAAGGTGTTCTTTACAGCACTACCACTCACGTCTGTGCGACCACTTGAGGTTCCGCTACGGCGGTTACGGTCTCCGCCTGTTTTGCCCGTGTACCGATGGGGTAAACGTTCTTTCAATCTATTGTCCAACTCGTCCCAGTACTCTGGGTCGGCTGGATCCCAACCTTCGCTTGCCAGCGCATTGTCAACTACCTTGGCAATGCGACTGTCTGTGTCTTTACCGCTTGGATCATACCAACGGTTTGAATTCAACCACTGCGTTGCGTTTTCCTGAACCACCTCAGTGGCAGGGCTTGGCACGTTATTACGGGGCTGTTTGGCCTCTTCCAACTGACGCTGTTTAAGCATTTGCACCTGCGCCAACTTTGTCTTGGCGTTGTGAAACTGCTCCATGTATTCCATTTGCTCGGCAACGTTACCTGCTTGCGCGGCCTGCGTTGCCTTCATCTTTGCGTACTCTACACGCGTAGACTCGTCTTCCAACAAGCGGTCGATCTGTGCAAACTGGAATCCTACTGCGGCGTTTTCCACTTGGGCCAACCGGCGCTCAAGGGTCTCGTTGCGGCGTTCCAGCGAACTGATCTTATGCTTTGCGCTAACCTCGCGTTGCTTCGTCAGGTCCTTCTTTAGGCGTCGCTCTTCACGACGCGCGGCTCGAAGGGCCTCTCTGTCTTCTTCGGTGTCACCCTCAACATCGCCGCCTTCGGCAAAGCTTTGTGTGTCACCATCACCATCGTCGTCTGACGCTGATGTGTTATCTTCTGTGCCCTCAAAGGGGTCAACGTGGTCGTCCATGGCGGCTAACGCACTGCCATCTTCCCGTTCTTTAATGGCGATGTCTTCGCCAGCCTGCATTTCTGCCTTCATCACTGATTTCATAACGAAATCCTTTACTCAACAAATGCGGGGAACATAGTCCTCGCGGTTTCAAAACTATCAATTGCACAAATGACCTCTCGGTCCTGCAAAATGATAAACACAACCTCGCCGTCGCCGTGTGGAACTGCCCAGCGGTCGCCGCCGTACTTGATCACACGAACAAGATCTCCCAGTTGTACCCACGCGCCTTCTGGCCATGGTTCAAGTGTGTTGAGATCTCTGTATGCCAAGGGGCCTACTGCCACCACCTTTGCAATCACCTCGTTCCATTTTTCGGTGGCTTTTGTATCACTCACTAGAATGATGCCGCCTTTTGAAACGTCTTTGGCTTTTCGCAGTTGAACTACGATTCGGTTGCCTTTAAGTTTAATTCCCGGATCAACTGCCGGAAAACAGTCGGCTTCACTCCGACCATCCACTTGGTACTTACTCTCTGTCATTTTCAGATTCCTCGTCCTCTTGCAGGACACTGTTGATAATTTCCAAGGCCTCTTCCAGACCCCGGCCTCTCCCTACTAGCTGGTTGTATCTATCCCAGCTATCGACCCCGTTCAAAACGCCGATCTGTAAAAACTGAACGGCTTCTTTGATCCTAAAGATCGATTCATATAACGGGTCTTTCATCAAAAACCCTCCTTATAACTAAATACACACAAAAGTGTGTACTTACGCCCTAACTTATTTTTTAAGACCGCGACTATTTACGGGCGGTACTTGGTTCAAGGGTGCTTTAGGGGCCATCTTGGAACCAGAGGGACCAGTTTCTACTGGCGAGCCGGGGCCGCCTGCGTAGCCGGGCTTGCCGGTGATCTTGTAGTTCTTGCGAAAACCCATGTCTTGATTGCCTGTTGCCATTACTGTGCTCCTGTTGGTTGTTGGGGTTGTTGTGCCTGCATGCCGGCCTCGTGTACCTGCTGTGCTTGCTGAGTTTGTTGTTGCATTAACTGCTGTTGCGCTTGCATTGCCGCATCGTGTGCACGTTGCTGTTCTGCTTGCGATTGGTCTAGTCCATGCTTACGCAGGTCTGCGTACGCTTGGCTTTCTGCTTCCAACGCAGTCATTTCTTGTGAATGTTGCTGTTGAATCTGTTGTGCGCTCAGTTCCTGTTGCGATGAAATCATTGCCACACGTTCTTTTGAGGCGTTGTTGATGTCCGCAATAGACACCTTGGCCGCGTTGTCTTGGTTTGCCAACTCTTGTTGCAACCCAAGCTTTGCCTGAATCTCTGCAACCTTGGCCTGCATGTCGCGCACCTTGTCTGCCATCTCGGCCTGCATCTTCTCGCGCTCCAACTGGAATCTGGCCTGCGCCTCTTCTGTCTTGCGCTTGGTCTCGGCCATTTGGGTCTGCACCAAGGCCTGAGACGTAGGGTCCGCCATGGCGGCCTGTTGCATCTGAGACTGTTTGGCCTGTTGCATCTGTTGCACCAACTGTTGAATAATTGGGTTGATGCCTTGGAACGTCTTCTCTGCGTCTTGGTTGACCAACTGGGCGGCCATGGCCAGCGCCTCTTGGGCGGCTTGGTCCAGCTTGCGCTCTTCGTTCAACTTGAACGCGTCTTCTCCGCCCGCGGCGTGAGACACGTAGTTGCGCATCGACTGCAGGTAGTGCAGTGTCAGGTGTTGTTTGATGTGTTCCAACATCAAAGGCGTCACACTTGGGCCAATGAGTGGGTTGCCACCGTACGCGGGGTCCATCATGTAAGCCAAGTGAACCTTCAGGTGGTCAATGTGGCTTTGGTCTGGGAACGCGGCGGCCGCGTGGCCCATTGTCATTTGCACGTTCTCCAGTGCAGGGTTGCTCTCAACCGAGCCCTGTGGGTTAGGCATGACCTTCTCAATGTCAGGCACCTTCATCAACTTCATCACGCGCATGTGCGCTTCCCGCACGTTGTACAACTGCGGCGCCTTGTCTGCCAACTGCATGACCAGTTGAGCCTGAGTCAAACGCTGTGTTTCACTGAAGATGTTGGGGTCAGAGATTGGGCTGACGTCTGAGTTGTCTTCAAAGTCTTCAACAGCAATCTCGGCACCGGACTGGTTGTCCATGTCTTCCAAATACCAGTGGTTGATACGAGATAAGACCTGCAAGCTCTTAGCCTGACTGCGGTGCAGTCGTGCGTGAATGCTTGAGAATACTTTAGAGCCCTGCTCGATGAGCGCCTGCGTTGTGCCAACCGGTGTGTTACTACCAGCGTCGGCAATACGTCCCTCACTTGTCTTCACAACACCTTTAGCCGCGTCTGTCAACCAACCTAACAGGTTGTACAGCACAGAAGACGGTGGGTTAAACGGCAGTGGCATGGCCAACTTACGCACGTCGTCCACGCCGGGTGAACCCTCAATCTCTACGACCTGAGTTGGCTCAATGCGGTCTGTCTGGCCACCAATGCGTCCGCCTTTTAGCTTCAACATGGTCTGGCTGTTGTTCACGTGCGCTGAGTCCATCAACGCGCGAAGCGACCCAGTCAACGCCGCTGAGAGGCCACCAATAAGGTGTGGCATGCCAATGGCATAAGCGCCGCGCCATGGAATAAACTTGTATTCCACCATCCAGTCAAGCTTGCGCATGCGCTGGTCGCCTGACTGCCAGTTACGGTACAGTGCAACCACCTTGCTTGTGATCTCGTCCACCGTCATAACGTACGGTGCGCGCTTGCCCTCTGTCAACGGGTCGTCGTCCAAACGAAGGAACACCGTAATTTCGTACACACGGCGCAAACCGTCTACGTTTTTACTTGGTTCTGTTAGACCTTCAATTTTGTCGTTGGCCTTTTTTGACTGTGTCTGGTTCTCAGGCACCAAATCAGAGGTGTATATCTCAATGTCGCGATATTCGCCTGTCTCGACACGTTGCTTGAACATGTCTTCGGTAATGTCTTGTTGTTCTGTAACACGCGCGGCTGAGTAAAAATTGGTAGACGCAAAAGGCAACAGCACGTTGTCAATTGGAACCCTCTCAGGCACCGGGCGGTTTAAATCTTTGTCCCATCTCCATTTGAGATACTGGGAGCCACCAAGGGGAAGCTGTGTGAACAACTGCTCCATCTCGTCGCGGTACTCTTCAACCTGCTCGGTCAACTGCCAGTTTAGGAAGTTGGCTTTACGTTGTGCTGTCTCCAAACGAGTTTGGTCAGCCTTGCCCTTAATGAACGTGCGCACCAAGCCGTCTGCTGGCAACAACTCTTTGCACGCGTTGGCCGCAAAGTCAACGCAGGCCTCTGCCATGATAGGGTGCACCACCTTGGACGCGCCGTCGAACGTTGCGCCACCGGGGGCGTCGTTGCCCAGACCAGTGCGGCGAATGCCCTCTTCGTACTGCTTGTCACGCTGTTTGCGCGACTCACGGTCCACCTCAATCAAATCAAGGTACTCAGACGCTAAACCGTCAAGGATGGACTCGTCCATCTCTTCGGCCAAGTTGGCGTAGAACTCTGGGTTCTGTGACGGCTTTTCTGTTTCTGTCATGTTTACCACAACAGAGCCGTCCTCCAACTCAATAACCTCGGACTCTACGTCGTCCATGTCCAAGTCCAGCGCGTTGGCCAGATCTTGGATTTCTTTTTCCGTGTCTACTTCTTTTGTCGTCTCGTTTTCAGCAAACGACAACGCGGACAGGTTACCGCCCTGTTGGAGTGGGATTTTTGGTTGCATTATTGATTAAAGCCTTTGTATGCTTTACGAATTGGTCCGGCCATGGGCAACATGCCTAACGCGCTCATGCCTGCGCTAACAGGCTCGCCTTTTGCCATGTAGTGTCCTGTTTCAGACGCGTACAATGGGGCCATGGCCATTGCACCAGCGGGGTGCAACATTGAAATGTCTGCTAAACCAAAACCGCCGGGTAAATTGCTATTAGGCCCACCAATTACAGTGTCAGCCATTTTGCGCGCTTTGTAACGACCCATGCCAGACTTTTCTAAAAAGTCTTGGCCTAATGAAGAGATACGTTCTCTAGGAGAGGGTTTGTATTCGCTTACTGTAGGTTGACGACGCTCGTACGATTGCATCATCATTTCGTCAGCAGAATTGTCCATTCTTGAACCACCACCACGAATGTAGTTTGTCAACTCTTCCATTGTGGGTTGTTGTGTTTGTCCACCACCACCATAACCACGGACCATCATCTCGGCCTGCATGTCACGGGGTGACTGCATGTATCCACCCTCTGCTTTGCCTTGAACGGCACGGCGGCGCTTGTCTTCCAACTCTTGCATCTGCCAGTCTTGCGCAAACGGTGCGCGCTGTGCTGGTTCAGTGTCGAGCAAGTAGTCGCGTTGTTGTTGGGGCTTCCAGTCCGATGGGTGCTTAGTCACCACCGTCTCTGGCAAGCCAGACATGCGGGCCTCGTCACGCCACGCGTTCATCTCTGCGGTTGCTGGACCACGGCCCTGCATAGGGCGCTCTGCAATCGGGTTTATGCCGGTGTAGTTGTGGCGCATGGGGTTGATCATTGCGTTGATCGCGTTGACAATGTCTTCTTGGTCTGGCTCAATACCGCGGGCCTTGAAGTCAGCGACCACTTTGTCCACCAAGGCGCCGTGCTTGCCCAACAACATCTCGTCTGTCAGTTTTTCCAGACCGGGGCCCTCAAGTTGCGCGGAACGTTCCGCGAACGGCGCGCTGGCGCTGGTCATTTGAGGAATGTCTCCCTCGGTCTTGCGCAACATATCAAGACCACCCATTACGTCGTCACCAACGCCTGTCAACGCCTCTTCACCCAACTGCTGGCGCGTTGCCAACTCTTCTGTTGATGGTGTAAATGACTTGTTCCATGTGCGGTTACCACTGCGGCCTGTGTTGGCCATTGACATAAACTCGTCTTCAGGGAACGCGTTCTGAAACTGACCCTTAGGGTACGCACGCGCCTTGATGTTCATTGGCGTCATGTCAAACTGGCTAGGAACACCTTGGAACGGGCCAATTGTTTCGCGCGTTGTCATGCCCTTGGCACGCTCTGGTGTAATTACTTGGCCTGTGGGGCTTGTTGCTGTGGGATACGGACGACCTGCTTGGTCTACAAGCTGGTTTGAGAACGGTGTTTGTTGTTGCATACGCGCCATTGTCTGTGGCGCGTTGCCTGTGGGGGCAGAAAGCGTGCGAATGTGGTCTTCTAGCTGTTTTACTTCTTCTGCAGACGGGGGATGGCCTACAGCTTTTGTGTATTTGCGAATTGCGTCTTGAATTCGCATTGCAAACTGCTCAACCACGCCAGTTTTACCGCCAGTGCCATAGTGGGGGATGCCTGCTTGTTCGTACATCATTTGTGTCGGTGTTTTAATTGGGTTAAGCATCGTAATCTCGGCTTTTTAAAATTTTATTGTAGGCATCGAGTTCTCCGCCTTTTAACATGTCCTTGAACATGTCTCGGTATCTTGCTCTGACTGGGCCCCACACAGAAAATGACTCACTTCGTCCTCGAATATAGCGGCACATTTGGCAATTACACTGTCGAACCTCGTTTGTGTGCGATGAACTGTGCATTCAAGGGGCCTCCTATAACCAATCACCCATAAATGAGGGTGTTTGTGCCCGAAAATCACGCCGCGTAGGGGTTATTCACCCTGTTTCGCGCAATGTCGTCTGCGTGGGCGTAGTCTCGCGCTGGTAGTGGGTCCAATTGGAGCCAACCTGAGTCGCGCAGGACGCGCAGGGCCTGTGAAAGTGCGTCAACATAGTCATCATGGCCCTTTGCTTCCGGAAAAGAGCACACTTGGCGGATAAAACGCTTGGCCCATGGGGCTACCTCGCCCGGGGTTGCGGGGTCCTCTGGCACGTACACCCGGCCTTTTGCAATCAGAGGCGCCACAATGTTCATCCTCTGCACTTTATCCGCTCGTCCGGGGTTGTATGACCTCACCGGCAGGTGCGCGGCCTGCAACTCTTGGATCAAAGAGATACCGGCTGACTTATCTTCCATCAAAATTAGGTCAGTTTTCTTACCCTTGGCAAAGGTGTTGTCCGCGCCGTACACAACTTCTTTGTAGTCCTCGATAACTTTGCGGCGCAACTCAGGGTACGACAGGTGGTTGTCCCAAGCGTCCAGCAAAATGCAACTTGTTGCGAAGTCATCTTGCTCGAACACACCCAACGCAATACACGCTGTTGGGTCGTTGTGTGTTTTTTCTGAGGTTGCGGGGTCGTACGACACCAGCACGTACTCTAAGTTGGGCGTTGGCTTGTGCGCTGGCCAGTTCTTGAACCATTTGCGCTTGACAATACCCGCGT